CCAAAATATACGCGAAGAATAAAACCTATTCAGACGAATGGTGTTATATCTAGTGTTATAACTAGGGAGGCTAGTGTAATTATGGTTGATGGTAGTTTTGTAATTAGACAAGTACCTGTCAATGAGCAGTACCCCATAACATATTACGCCCAGGTTAATGACCCTGGTTCTGCAGTAGGTGATTGTGGTTTGCCGTATGTTGACTCCATTGGAGGTTCCGACCAAATAATCGGAATGCATTTTGGTGGTAACCATGGAATTGCATGTATGACGTTAATTAGTCAGGATATGTTAAAATATCTGATATCGCATGCCCCAGTAATGGAAATCACCGCCCATGCTTCACCATTAAGTAAGCATATGGATTATGACGTTATACCCATAGTCCCTGGTGCTGATGTTGCAGGAATACTTGATCCTGAAAAGTGCCCTGTTGCGTCGTCACCCCCTAATAGAATGCATTATACTGAGTTGCAAACAGTCACTGATGCGCTGCCCCCCTCTATGACATTAGAGTCTGCACCAGCTACGTTGCGTGGTCCGATAGCGCTTAAAGCTACGGACTACATGAAACGTGGTTCTGCACGTATAGACCCATTAATGGAAGTCTTGCTCCAAGATGATTCTTGGCTACTTGGTTCCATTAATTGGGACGAGTTTCATCGTACACCATTGGATGACCCGTTGTCTTTAACACCACGTGAAGTGCTGTTAGGCCGTCCGGGATATCTCGATGGTATGAATGATAAAACCTCAGTGGGTCCCCTGTTTAAACGGGGTATTTATACTTTGGAAGGTAAAAGGGTACAAGATAAACGCCAGTTATGGTGTTTGGCAACCCAATATGTGAACCCGGCATTTTTGCGGATATGCGTAAATCGTGTTAATAACACTCGTCGTGGTATATTTACTCCCACGGTGGTGGAAGCACGATATAAGCAGGAGTTGCGAGATATAACTGCCAAAGGTATAACTTTGGGATTTTGTAACAACAAGGAAGTGTTCCGCGGTGGCTATAATGAGCCTGTTCCCGTGTCATGTGATTCGTCAACACGTGGGTTAATACCACGTGAGTTTTATGTGTCGTGTCCAGTAGACAATTATGAAACGCGTGCGTTGATGTGGTCCTATATGAAACGTAAACACAGTCTAACGACATGTAATACGTGTCAAGTGGGAATTAATCCCTATTCCATAGACTGGAAAATATTGGACGATCGTACCAACAAATTTCCAAATATGATAATTTTGGATGTTAAGAGTTGTGATAAAACGGTAATGCGTATCATGGCCCCAGCAATGGAACGCTTGTTTGTACATGCTTATAAAGCATATGATGACCCCAAAATGAGAACATGGATAAAGGCACAAGTTGCTAAAATGTTTTCGTATGAGGTTATCACTCCTGTGAGTGTTGACGGCTCAGTTAGTGAAGCCGTTTTGACATTCAATGAAACGGTTGCCTCAGGCCTGTGGGTAACCACAGAAATGGATGGTAACTGGGTTTATTTTCTTTTTCGTATAGCATTTGAGTATATGCAAGTGCTTCGAGAGGAAAAACTCAAGTTCGATGAACATGTCGTTCTTGTTACCTATGGTGATGACAATGTTGGATGTGTTTCCAATGAAGTCTCGTCGTGGTTCACACGTGAGTCTATTGCTCGCATGTGTTATCAGCATTTTGGTGTGGTACTCACATCATTACGAAAAATACCTGTGCTCCAAGAGGATCCTATTCTTCCCTTTGACAAGAGAGAGGATAAAGAGTTTTTAAAACGTAAGTTTTTTAATGACCGTAGAAATGTTGCTATTTTAGCACCATTAGAGGTCTCTTCTATATGGAACAGTCTTATATGGACTGGGCATAAAAATATGTGTCCCGAAGATGCAGTTCTATATTATGGACAAATTCTACGTGGCGCGCTAAATGAAATTTCCTTGCATGGTAAACATGCCTGGGATAACTTTATCCAGTACTTTAAACCAAAGTACCGGAAATTGGGTGGTCAGTGGCCGCCCCATTGGACGTTCCAAAAAGTCCGTAAAGACGCAATTTTGCGTTCAAAAGGACCTGGTTCTGAAAATCTACGTCTCGAGTACTTGCAATATGTTGCACAGTTATCTGGAGGTCCGTTGGGCGATCCGTTCACAAACATGTTTGAGGAATCATGTGTTGAAGAGGCACCAATGGAAGTAAAAATTCCTAGAAAAGATGTCATGGGTGGAGTTACCCATGTTGTTGATGACCAACTTAACTCGCTTCAACAAGCATAATAAACGCATCAATGGATGCACCCACGGAGCTTCCTGCTCCTGATAAGGAAAACCTGCTACAACTAGCAGGGCTCGCACCGGTTTACGAAGAGTTGGATGACGTGACTTCACGCCGTACTCTACGTGACACCGTACCCGAGCAAAATGTGGGAACACAATTACATGTTCCTCAGTTGATACAAGCTGGCACTCTTACTACTACAAGTATTGGTGCTGTACCAGTGCATTTACCAGAGCCACTTGCCGCATATCTTTCAACCACTCGTGTCTCACGACACCTAGCTGGATTTGATTGGATACGTGGCACATTGAAATTGCGCTTCCTTTTCCGAGGCAGTGCTACTATGTATGGTGCTGCGTATGTGTGGTGGTATTATGGGCCGATACACGAACCTTTTGGTGTTCCCACCACTCCTAACAAGCAGTGGTCTGTTCCTACGTCTTCACATTGCCATTTAATTGACATTGCGAGTCATGAGGAATTGGAACTTACTATTCCGTGGCGATATCATGAAGAATATCGAGAAAAAACAGACGTTACTCCATATGTCTCATATGGGATACAAATATTAAATGTTGGATCTTTAGAGGCAATTGCACCCACAACCTTCGATTATGAGGTATGGGCACATATGGAAGACACTGAAATAAGTGGTTATATCGATGCTCAGTCCAAGCCGAATGGTGGCAGTAGTGGTAGTAACCTCAATTTTGCGTATAAAACCGCTAGTGGTGTACCATGGGCTGTTGCAGCACGTCTTGCTTATGAAGGTGTTCAGCAACGCCTGTTTGGTGGTGCCACTACCGAACCTACTGAGACTACAGCTAACAACCGTCCAACTACCACGTCAAAAGAGAACAGTCAAACGCCTGTTACGATTCAGCCGTATGGTAACGTGGCGTCATTGACACCTGTAGCGGAGTTGCAAACATTGACGGAAGTAGGCATGAGTAAAATCCCTGCCCAGGAATATGGTTGCACAGAGTTTCATTTGTTAAAAGATTTGGTTACAATACCAACATTAATTAACAATGTTGTTTGGTCTGACTCTTCGGGTTCAAGTTCGTATACCCTCATTACTATGCAGGGCTATGCAGGTTGGCCTTGGGAAATAGCTAACCATTTTCGCTACTATCGTGGTAGGTACCGAATCATTTTAGATTTTGCTACCAGTCCTATGATAGCCGCGCGCTACCACATACGGTTTAATAAGGCCGGCAGTACCGTTCTTAATAATGACAGTGGTGTACCCACTTATTCGGTTGAGATTAAAGGTTCTCAACGTGTTGTTATTGAAACACCGTGGATGTCACAGTCTCCTGTGTTATCGGTAGAGGAAGCGGTTGGTACCTTGTGTGTTACACAGGTTCAGAAACCACAACCTTTGACGACCGGTGCTCCTGCGCGAGTGTTTATGTATATACATATGTGTTATACTGAGGACACTCAGTTTTTCTCGTTGCGAGAAACACCACATGAGGCCTGGTTATATCCATTGCCTGTTGCATTGGAGGGACAAGCTGCGTTGCGTGAAATGCGACACTTACCTGTCGATTTTGATATGGGGACTGGTTCACTCCAACCAATAAATTATATGGATCCAGTTACTACTGTCGAGGAGATAATGTCTCGATGGTCAACCCGTTATTTACCAGACTCAACAGGCAGTACTGTAACTAATGTGCTCGACAATTCTATTGATCCTAGTGATGAAATATTGCCCGCTTTGTTACCCTTCCTTAATAACCAATGGGGAGACAATGTTGATAAAATGGCACCACTTTTTACTGTGTGGCGTGGATCACGTGATTTCAGGGTTAGTGGTGCCTTGCCTGAAGCTACCTCCCTTATAAACCAAATATATGTGACATTGGCGCCGGATTCATTATCTTCTCCTGGTAATGGCGGTGACATCGGCAACGGTAGTCTTCTTTCCGACAGCAATGCCATAATGCAGTTTCGAATTCCCTTTCTTAACAAATATATGGTTTCGCCGGCAACGGTAACCACCAACCCCCCAATTCCGGTAAATTCGAATGCTCAGTTCAACAATGCCAACCTTAATCGCTCAGTCGTAGTATCGCGAGCAGGACCCGACTTTCAGGTTTTTCACCCAAACCGATTGTATGCTGGCTCTGCCTCTTATATGACTGTAGCTTCTGTACCAACGATAACTGTCATCACCTAAGTGATGAGAGTGTTATTGGTGTAGTGAACGCTGCTAGGTAAAAAGCGTTTTAGATACATCCCCCCCC